TGATGTTTTGCGAAACAGTAACCGATCCAACAACGTCAAGCGCAGTGGAAGGGGTTTCAGTTCCGATACCAACATTACCAGAAGCACCAACGTAGAGGGCAGTAGAACCCGCACCGCTGATCTCCATGCTGGAGGCTTGGAGAGAAACGCCGCTGATGGAACCACCAGTGATGTTTACATTGTTGGAGTTCTGGGTTGACATTGTGCCAAGACCAGCAATCGTGCTTTCAGCCGACGAAAGACGGGTCTCATGGTCATCAGTAACGTCACGGACGCTCTGAACATCGCTCGTGCGGTTAGAAACCTCATCAGCAAGATCGCTCGAAAGTTGGCTTTCAGCGTTTTGAGCGCGGGTTACTTCGTTGTCGAGCGCAGTCTGGAGCGCAGACACCGCAGCTTCACGTGCGGAAACTTCGTCAGCAATATCACTAGCAATATCCGAAGCGAGGTCACTGATCGCGGTCTGGCGAGCAGAAACTTCGTTGTTGATGGCAGTTTGCAGGGCGGCTTCAGCAGCAAGAGCGCGTGTCTCTTCAGCAGTAATAGCAGTGGCCGAGCTTGCAGTCAGGTTGGTGATTGCGTTCGTGAGGGAACCATCAGCCGACTGAAATGCGGACACAACCTCCGTGAGCGAGTCAAGGGCGGCAGGGTCGATGTTGCTCAGAACCGAATCAACACGGCTATTAACAGCCGAGATAGCGGATTCACGGGCAGTCGTCTCAGCAGAGATAGCGGCAGCGCGAGCAGTTGCTTCGGCAGAAACAGCGGCTTGACGTGCAGTAACTTCAGCAGAAACAGCAGCTTCACGGGCCGATGTTTCGGTGGCGATGTCGTCAGCAAGAGCGGACTCAGCAGACTCAGCGCGGGATTGCTCGGAGCTGATAGCAGCTTCAAGAGTGGAAACCTCGTCAGCGAGGTCGCTGGCTAGATCGGCTTCGGCGGCTTGGGCGCGGCTGATTTCGTCAGCAAGATCGCTCGCAAGTTCAGCCTCCGCATCTTCAGCACGGCTAACTTCACTAGCAAGGTCAGTCTCCAAAGTGCTAACACGACCAGTCAATGTTGTAGCAGCGTTCTCAATCGCAACAATGTCGCTCTCAGCTTCACTAACACGTCCTTCGACAATGCCAGCGGCAGTCTCAATAGCAGTGCTACGAGTGTCGTTGGTGTTGGCGCGGCTTACGAGATTGCTAACATCGCTAGTCAGAATGTTGTCAGCGGCAATACGAGCGGCCTCTTCGTCGGAAATATCCGAGGCAAGAGCGGCTTCAGCGGCTTGAGCGCGAGTAACTTCAGCACCAAGGGCGGATGTCGCCGATGCGCCGAGAGCAGAAATCATTCCTGAGAGATCACCGTCAGCCTCTTGAAAAGCGGTAACAATTTCTGAAAGAGAATCGAGGGCCGCAGCATCCGTATTGGATACAATTGCGTCCACTCGTCCAGAAAGGTTGTTGATAGCTGTTTCACGCGCAGTAACTTCCGCATCAAGGGAAGATTGAACTCCACCAGTTAGGGACTCGGCATAAGCCTTTGTCGAGAAGTGACCTTCACCAGCGATTGGAACAATGGCGGTAGCATTACCTGCTCCGTCATTACCAGTTCCGATGTAGAGGATTTGGTCGTTTTCGTTGTGCGCCAACTCTGCTGTGAGAGCTGTTGTTGGTGCGCCTGCTCCTGCTGAATCACCGAGAAGACGATGACGATTGCTGAAGCGTGTGCGGTTGATGTCGTTGTTTGGCATAATTAGTTTATTTTGTTTACTTTAGTTTTGTGTTTTTTGTTTTTACTGCTGATTTTTCAGCAATGAAATTGTTAATACGATCCCGCTTCCTCAATGTCAACAAAAATCTCAACTGGATCATTTAAAATATCTGGATGTAGTGGAAGTGTTGAAAGATCAACTTCGCTTTCCAATTTAGCAATAGTTCCTTGCGGTGGTTGCCATATTTGTGTATTGCCATCCCAAAGTATGGTGTTTTCCAGCCATCCGCCATTCTTTTTTAAAATAACATATCGTTCTACCATAATTAGAAATAAGTTGTAATGATTGCCATTCCAGCTCCACCAGTTCCACCTGCCCCACTGTTTGTAGATTCAGAACCTGACCCGCCACCACCACCAGATGATGGAAAGCCCCCGGCACCTCCATTGTTTTGAACAGTGCGAGAACCTGCGCCGCCACCCGCGCCTGATCCAACAGCAATTAACCCATTAATGGCATTTGCATTATTTGTTCCTGCACTGCCCAAAGGCCCACCAGCTAAATTCAAAACATTGCTTCTTCCACCATTGCTTGCGCTTCCTTCAGTATTTAAATTATTAATTCCCCCGCCGCCACCACCGCCTGCGCCACCCATCATGTGCGCTCCGTTTGGCACAGTAGGTTGCCCCGCCGAACCACTGCCAACATTTCCTTGGCTTCCATTATTTGCATTTAACGATCCATTTCCTCCACCCCCTATTGATGATGATCCCCCACTACCACCCAAACCCCCTGTTGCGATATAAGTTATTGAGCCTGATACTCCAGTGCCAAAGATTGTTGAACCGCCATTGCTTCCACTTGGCCCAGTTGCTCCATCTACTGTTGAAGCAATTCCGCCAGCACCACCAACACCAATTGTTACATTTATACCAGTTGCTCCGGGCAACAATGATGCTGGAACAGTTACATTTAAAAATCCTCCTCCTCCACCACCGCCGCCTCCAGATCGGTTGGTTAAAGTAATATTTTTATTTCCTGCGCCACCACCGCCACCGCCAGCCAAAAGCTGGATATTTACGGATTTAGCATTTGCTGGTTTTGTCCAAGTTGCGCTTGATGTGAAAATTTGAATATCAGTTGGAGTTGCTGTTGGGCCAGTAGCTCCCGTAGCTCCAAGCTGGGTGTTCATTACTTGTTGAGCAGTAACTATTACACTTGGAATTGCTGGTCTGGTTGGGCTTGTTGCGGAGGCTTCGTGAATCAATTGTAAATTGGTATCGGATGTTCTCCATGCCAATTCCACATAATCTCCTGCTGACAATTTCAGCATATAATTCCAAGATGCAATTGTTTTTGCCGCTGCTGCCCCACCTGCAACTGTTATAACGCCATTGCTTTCTGGAATATCTGTTCCGTTTTTTCTGAACCAAATATCAATGCTGTCCGAGCCAGAACCAGAAACTCTGTCTGCTTGTGCGGAAAATTGAATATTATATACTCCAGCATTTGCAAAAGTTATTCTGCTATTTGAAACAACGCTAACTCCAATAGAATCTGGGTCTGTATTGTTTAAAGTAATGGGATAGGCAGTAGTTGTGTTAGCTGCACTTTGGTCTTGATTTGACCAGAACGAACCCCAAAATCCAGAAGCTCCACCAGCACCAGTCAAACCTGTTGCGCCTTGCACCCCCGTGGCTCCCGTAGAACCGCTTGCGCCTACACCTGTTGCTCCGGTGCTTCCAGAGCCTGCTTCGCCCGTTGCTCCCGTAGCTCCTGTCGGGCCACCACTTGGGCCAGTGGCTCCTGTAGCTCCGATTGCGGCGGTCGATTGACTGCCAGTAAAATCAAGTTTACCAGTAAAAGGATTAAATGTGAGTGCCATAATTAAGAAACCACTACTTTAACAAGATTGGCATCATTCACTGTAGGAGGTTGAACGGCATATGTCAATGTAAGAGTAGCAACGACGGCAGATGATTTTTTATATACAACAGTATCAATGTTGTTTGTTGTTTCGTAATATGTCAACGCGAGTTCGTCATACTCTGGAACCTGAAATCCTTGCAATGCTGCAAGTGATGTTTCAATTGAATTGACTCCATCTAAAACGAGATGGCGATATTTTGCTGTATCGAGAATCGAGGGGACGTTCATAATTATCTTTGTAAGTTGATGGGGCGGCAGAGTCAAATAATAACTCTGCCGCCAATATCAACCTACACGATTACAGTCCAGTCGAGGAAGTCGAGCAGGGAAGCGGATTGCCATCAAATGGGCAACGCTTGTAAACAACGGCGCAAACGTTCTGTGGACGAATCGGTTGGATAGCACGGCTAATTTGATAGATGTGCTGACCGAAATCACCGTAGAGGTTGCAATCGTTGTCGCGGAAGTAAGTCCACTCAAGTTCACCCATGGCGAGCTGAGGAGCGAACTTGAAGGTTCCCTCACCAACATACTGCTCAGGAATGAGACGCTTGAAGGCTTCACCAGCGATAACGAACATAACTTCGTAAGGAGCGGAAACCCAAGCCGGGTTGCGGCGTTGAGCGAAACCGTTCGTTACGGCAGTCGAAACGATTGGGTTGACCAGAATGAGGTTTCCAGAACCATCAAAGCCAGTAGCGCGGAGAGGCTGTTGGTCGATACCAAAAGCGAAACCACGATATCCCATGAACTGATAACCAGCGATGGCCTCTTCACCCATCTTGAAGCTGCCAGCGGTAAGATAGAGGAGGTCTTCTTTGACATCAGCGTCATTACGGAAGTTCTCGATCTGATCGGCAGAAGCAAGCACTTGGAAGAACTCGCCGTCTTTCGTAGCGAAAGGCTCGGCAAGCATCTCTTCACGAAGGAAAGTGCCAATGCGATAGAGGGTCTTGAAGTTCATTGGCGCATCGGGTAGGATAGCCGCGAACTGGGTATTGATCTGCTGCATGTCACCAGTGAGGTTAGCAGAGAACGACTGAGTGCTGTTCACGACATACTTAACACCCGACTGAATCAGGTATTGGTAGCGGATGTCAGCATTGATGATCTGAAGGATCGTCTTCTCAAGCGAAACTTGCGCTTGGAGATAGCTGCCCTTGAATGCGGTGCGAGCTTGCTTGACGCAAACACGGGGGCCAGCACCACGAAGGGTTTGGAGTTGGAATTGATACTCAGTCGAGCCAACTTGATCAGGAGTAGCACCAGCACCGCAGAGGGTGGTGTCATTCACGAAGGTTGGGGAAGCGAGCGAAGCGGCTGGAACAGCCATTTCCTCAACAACGCTACGAACAACGTCCGAAACGTTAGGGAGAGTTCCACCATCAATCGAGTTGATGTAAGGAGATTTGCGAGCAAGCACGCGACCGATTTGGCCGATGATGCGGTTGACATCTTTCGATGCGAAGTCTTGAATTGCATTCAAGGGGATAGTTTGACAAGTAGGCATAATTTTAGTTTTCTAATTTAAGGTTTTGTTTTGTTTGTTTGTTTGTTTTAATTGTTTGTTGAAATACGGAGTCCGAAACCAACTTCTTTGCGGGAAGGAGCAGGATAACCACGATTGCTGATTTGGCAGCTATCTTCATTAACCGTCCATCCACCACCGCGAATTCTGCGTCCGACAACTCCAGTCACTTCATCAAAGCACCACTCAAAAACATTTCCACTCATATCATAAATGGAAAGTTCATTTGCGGCCTTGGTTGAAACAGGCTGAGAACTTGTAGGAGTGTTTGTCCTTGACCAACAAACGGTGTTAGCCGTGTTGCTTCCAGAATAAACATATCCATTTGTGAAATTGCCGCCAATCGCGGCCCATTCCCATTCTTTTTCGGTTGGCAAACGATATCCATTAGCGGAAAGGTTTACGCTTGGGACAACTTCGCCAGTTTTGTATGTTTGACCATTTACAGTGTAAACGGGAGTTTTGCTATTAAGCAAACTTGCCGCATTGCACCATTTCAAGGCATCATACCAACTAACTGTTTCAGCAGGATTTGTAGAACCACTTCCAGTGCCGGACGTGCCAATGTCAAAACCATTAGCCGCAGCATAAGTGCGGACGGTTTGATAATCGGCCCAAGTAATTTCCTTGGTTCCAATCTTGAATGTGGACACACTCTGTCCTTTAAATGTCGTTCCGTTTCCAAATGTGCCACCAGTTACTGTGATAATGTCAGAGACATAATCAGCACTAACGATAGACAAAGAAGAAAACGCAATGAAAAGAAATTTAGGAATAAATTTCATAATATTTTTTGTTTTTCTATTGTTTTTTGTTTTTGGGTTTTGTTCTGCTTGAACTACCCTCCGTTTAGAAAACTTTGGGCGACATTCAAGTTTGCAGGAGTATCATTTTCGTGATTACACGAAATTGATCGTCATGCTCTTTTTCTTGTTTGGTCGCCCCGGAACGCTGGGCTTATTATTGCGTCCTGTTTTTGTGGTTTCTGTGAATACCACGGATTCACTGCTATACGGAAACAGCCTGCCGAGATGAAGCGCATATATCTTATTTCTTAAAAGCAGTCAAAAGGTTTTTTTGAAAAAAATATAAAAAAATATTTTTGACATTGGAAAAAACAAGTATAGCTTTCACTCAAATATTGATTCGTCGTGGGATCAATCAAACATTTCCCTCAAAGGATACCCGTCTCAATACCCACGACTATTGAGGCGGGTTTTCTTTTATATGCAAAAACTAAATACAAGAAACTACAGAAAACTACAGAGGAAATTAAGCAAAATTGGTGGATTCAAAATGACTCGCCATGAATACAGGAATGAATACTTAAAGTCTGAGGAATGGAAAAAACTCAGAGATTCATTCATGAGAAACCATGATGGAAATTGTGAGAAATGTGGAAGCATTGGTAGCGATGTTCACCATATGGAGTATAAATTTTTAAGAACAAATTCAGAGCAAAAATCTAGGCTTATATTTCTATGCAGGGGATGTCATAATTTGGTGCATTCAGCAATTAAATGCAAGATTCTTCAATTTCCACATTATAAAGATCAAATACTAAAAATAACTGAAGATGCAGTTAAAAAACAAAATAGCAAAAGCCGAAAAAAGCATTTGGTTTCAATGATGTTGATTAGTGAAATAGTAAATAATGGATCATGGCATGGAATTAAAATGGCTTGCGGAGTATTAAAGATTACAACCAATACATTTTGTTCAATACCTCCAAATTTAAAGGCAACCATGGAGTAAATAAACCATCTTGAATGGATTGCAAAAACAAAGCCAACGGCAAAAATAAGCGAATACGAGAAGTCAACTAAACCAAATAAGATAAGCAAGATAGAAAAAGAAAGAATAAAGCAAGTAAAAATTGAATTAGGATTAAGACAACCACAATCACTAAATCCTTTTTGAGATTGCAATACTTATCAATAATGATAAGCAAATCTATCGAATGTTAAAAAAACAAAGAAATATTTTTAACGCTTGCGAAGAACAAATTCAATGAATGCTTCTACGCGATTTTCGTATGGATATGTCTGATCTACGCGAGTTCCAATTTGATAATTATAGTTTGTGTCGATTAGGTCGCAGTAGATTAAATCGCAATTAAAGTTTGCTAACCACTCTGGCAAACATACATGAGTTGGTGCTGGTGATCCAGCTTGCCAAAGTGACCAAGTTGACTTGTGGTCTGGGTTAAATCTGCTAGGCCAAATCATACCTTCGTAAAGTTCCCAAGATGGAATAGAGACAACAGCATAACCTCCCTTGCGTAAAACTTTCAACCAAGAATTAAGAGCGGCTTTAGGGTCATGCATATGCTCCAAGCATTGCGAAGCGTGAATATAGTCAAAACATTCTTCTGGGAAATATTTATCAAGATGATTTGCGTCTCCGTCTTTCATGTCGAATCCTACAACTCCATCGACTTTGATTAGATCATCTCCTGCTCCAATGTCGATTCCTGCACCTTGGAATATCTTAGAAAAAAGTATTGATTTTTCTGAGTTAATCCTACGCTCCATTGCCTTGCTTGATTCTTTCATAATTGTTGTTTAGATTAAACTATATTTTATCTATTTTAGATTTTTTATGTTAATCAAATCTTGAAATTTGTCTCTGTGGAAAATAAGTGATGTGTCCCGTATCATTGCAGAGTCTTTCGGGAATCTATGCGGCTCTGCGTGTCCATGTGTGTAATCACCATAGCTATGTTGAATTAACGGAGTCCTATGAATTGTATGTGGGATAGATTTAATCATCCATCCATCCCATCCCTCTCCTTTAAATTTTCCATCAATATATTTTGGAATTAACCATCTTGTGCTTGGCCCGTAAATTCCAATTCCACCAATAAAATCATATGGAGGATTTTGATCGGATGAAAGCATAAATTCCTTGCCAGAATTAATATATTCTTCTTCTGCTAACTTTAACCATCCTTTTTTAAGTGGGATAGAATCTGGTTCAAGCCAGAAAAATGGTTCTCCAGCCATATATTCAGCACCTTCACGCAATGCAAAATTATTTCTATCTGGATATTCTGTTGTTTGTTCTTTACAAATAATTGTAATAACTTCTGTTCCATCAAGTTTATAAATATAATCAACAAGACGATCAACAACATCAACTTGAGACTTTGCTTTTACAATTATTGCTTTCATATTATATTTGGAAGAGCAATTTTATTATCAAATCCAAAAATAGCTCCTTTATATTTTGTAATACTATTGGGAACAGTTAAAGAAACTTCTTGTATCAACGGTTTCATTAATCCCATTGCAATCCAACAAGCAGAAGATTGATTCCCAACAAATAAAGAACACGAATTAATTGCTTCGGCCACTTTCAAGCAATCTTTTGTTGGATAGTGATCTATTTTCCCAATAATATCGCAAAAATCTTCATGCTCCTCTTTAGTTCCAATAAAGACAGCAATATCTTTGTATTTTTTATAAATTTCTTTCCAAGGAAATTGTGGGTTCCTATATCTATGTGATCTATTAAAAATTACTTTTCCAATCATATTGTTATCTTCACTAACCTTTATCCAAGGTTGTGTAATCTGAACATGGCCATTTTTGGTGGGAACAAATCCAATAAATCTGGCTTGGGAGTCCATTAAACTAATATTAGTTTGATAACATTGCCTCCAATGCGTCATATCAAAGTCAACAACAGAAACATCATTAAATGAAACAACTATCCCTTGATTCTCTAATAATGGTTTAATTGAATCATATTTAAATCCACTCATTGGAGCCATTCCGGGATCATTACAAATTACTAAACGAGTTCCTTTCATACCAAAATATATTGGTAAAAAAGCTATAATGTCACCAATATGTCCAGTATGTAAGAATGTTGCTGTTTTATGAAATGGATTATACATAAAATGTCATTTTTAAGACATTAAGTTCTGCATTACATGGGACTTCTTCTTTTTTGCTGTAGACTGGCAATGTTTGACAGTTTTTTGCAAAAGATCTTTATCGTCAGAATTAATCATACACTTTTCGGACAAATTAAAGATTTCTGCGGAGATAAATTTCATAATCGCCGCAGAACACATATCCCTTGATGCATAAAACAAATAAGTTGGCTCTCCACAAACATATAGAGACTGTTTTTTCTCAATCTCATCTGCTTTTTCTGTAGAAAAATCAAGATTGAATACATCGTAGTCACTCATCCATCCACCTCCAGCAGCATGAAGCGCACACCAACGAGTAAATCGAGCCATAAGCCAGTCCAGCTCATTCCTGCGCTCTGCTGGAAGGCTACTAGAAGCATTTATCATCTTAGATGCGAGCTTATTGTATAGATGTGACCCCTGAGCATGAGAGCGATTGAGCATGACTGACTTCCAACCCATCTTTTCCCATGAGGTTTTCCACCAATTAGCGCAAGCAAACTCCTCATTTTGATTTGCAGTTTGAATGCTAGTGTAAAATGCGTAAATATTTTTCATTTTCAATAAACTTTGTAACCCACGTGGAAGACTGGCAATCCTAAATCAATATATGGCTGATGTCCAGACTCTTTTGCTCTTTTGCAGAACGATACGTCCTCTCCAGTAGCAGAGTTAATCGGATGGAAATAGTCAAATTCGCCATTCGGGATTGGCGATTTTAGCTCTGGATACTTCTCTTCGATGTCTTGGAAGACTTTTCGGTGAACAAGCATACATCCAGTAGCTACCCAATCAACAGGAGCTACCTCATCTTGGTATGCGCGAGCTTTTGGCTCAAGCGAACGATCAGAACACATCAGCGGTGCGCCTTCTTGACGACCAAAGTATGCTCCTCCAATTAGCGTTTTATTTGCTCCAATAAGCCTCTGTAGCGCGTGACGCTGCAATGGGGCATCATTCATATTCCTAGCATTAGGAACCGTTGATTTCATCCAATTGGGACGCCCAATGCACGGGATAATGTCATCATCAATCATCAACAACCACTTCGCGTCAGTTTCAAGGAACTTTTGTGCAATTTTATTGCGAGAATGATAGATCATGGCATCACCAATTGACATATCAAATCGGATTTTATCTTTTCCAAAGTCCAATGCCATTGCAATAAGCGCAAATGCAGTAACTGGATTAGTTGTTTTGTAGCATGGGAATCCAACAAAAATATCTCTGCCTGCAAACTCACAACGATATGAAGGCATTCCTTCTTGATTGCGAGATTCTACAATGGGATTGTTGTATTCTTCTACTTTTTCTACCTCTTGTTTTGGTTTGCGACCACGCTTTTGCACTTTTACCTCTTCTTTTACTTCTTGCTTCTTAACTTCTGGCTTTTTCACTTCTTGTGGATCGTCATAGTGAGAGAAATCGCGCTTTGGCCCTTTTGGGATATGTTGATTTAATGGTTGAGTTTTTCGCCCCGGCCTAGAGAATGGATCAGCAGAATCTAGCGCGTTCATTGTGATTTTCTCGTCTGGAGATACTTTTGTTTCCATATTTATTTATACAAAGTTTATGACTTTTATAATTTATTACTAACTTCTGTAATTTTAGTATAAATGCCCCCGACAGGATTTGAACCTATAACAAATCGGTTATGAGCCGACTGCTCTAACCATTGAGCTACAAGGGCAAATGTATCATTAAAGGATACTATCCACCAAGAGCTTCATCCAATCCAAGGTCAATAGCGTCAGAAGCATTCATCTTGATTCGATCACTCATGCTATTTGTTTTATTTGCAGATTGAGTAGAAATGGATTGCTTTGGAAGTTTGCTTGACGACTTCAAGGAGTTGTTTTCAGCCGTCAACTTCTTGACTTGATCCAAAAGCGCACTCTTTTGAGCCTGTTCAGTCCGCAACTGATCTGAAAGAACATGGCTAAACACAGCGGCTGCGGCAACATTAGCTCGATCTTTAGATGTAGTAGGCCAAAGGGCAGACTCAAACTTACCAGCTAGATCTGAAACGCGAGAATTGTGATTTTGAATCTGCTGAATTTGATCTGGAGTTGCGCCTTGAGGGACTTCAGCATACCTAGCCCAAGGAAGCTCTTTTGTAAGCGTATCAATTTCTTGATCAATTTCAGTTACAGTCTTCTCATACCATTGACCCTTCTCCATTTCACGCTCTTGAAGAATCTTATCAGCATTTTCAGCGGCATATTGAATCTCAGAATCTTGCTTGTCTCGCAAGTCAGAAACATCAACAAGATTACGCTTTAACTTCTCAACATCAGTAAATGGAATGTTATCGAATGCTGGATTCTTCCAGAACGCATCATTGATCTTATCTGGGCCACCGCTTTTTTCAATGCTGGTAATTACATCCTCGGAAGCTCCATGCTTGCGAAGAATGCCATAGATATTCTGCTTGGCAGATTCAATCGGGCGAGAATATTTCGACTGGAACTCAGGATCGTTCTTGATGTCGAAAATCTGACGGAACTTCTTTAGCTCCTCGTAGTCTTGCGGGACGGCTTGCGGCCTTTGCTCAAAGTCTTGGAGCTTTTGACGGAGGGTTTCCGCTTCTTCTGCTTGCTTTTTGTAGGAGCTTGCAGTTTCTTGGAGCTTGCGCCAGTTGCTTTGGTTTTTTTCCGAAAGATTTCTGGGTTGCTCAATAGCTGCGATTTCAGGGTCGATGTCTGCCCTTTGCTCTTGTTGCTGTTGGCTAGGATCAACTTGACTCGTGCCAGTTGCTTTTTGACTTTCGGTTTCCAGAACAGGTTCCACATTATCTGGAGATAGATTCTGTTCAGTAGTTGAACTATTGATTTCTTCAGGTTCATTATTTGGTTCTTCTTGTTGTTTAATTACCTCATCAAGCAAATTATCAATTTGCTGTTCGGTAGAGTCATCAATCTTGTCAGAGTCAAGACTTGGGTTTCCAAAGCCAGTTACATCTGGCTCCACGATGTTTTCTTCTTCTGTCATATTTTATTTATATTTAGTTTATCCAGTTATACGCTAAACTCTCTATACCTCTATATAAGTTGATATAGATTTATTTTTACTGCAAGAATATTTATTTCATTGATTTTGCACCTTTGCAACGCCATTTTTTGCGACTCAAATTGTTTGGGCTATTTGGATCATTGCGCTTTTTCTTTGCTAAACGCTTTTTGATTCCAAGACTGCGAGCGCAGTATGAATCGCCCTTAGATGTCCCCGGACGAATACGATCTCCGCCATCAGCAGCTTTTCCAGCTTGACCATACTTAACTGTGCGAGTGCGGCCAGTAGATTTATTTGTGACAATCTTTGTAAAGCGTTTTTTAAGCGTTGCCATCATTACATCGTTGTGAAATTGCCATTAGAACTATCATCTGCACCCTCACTCAAAGAAATCAAATCATCAATTTCTTTTAATACTTTCTCAAATCCTTCTTTATATTTTGCCTGCAATGCAACTTCTTCAATTGTTTTACCATCGCAAGTGGGGATTCGTGATTGCAGATATGCCTTTAGCTTAAAGCCACTTTTTTGCAAGTAATCACGGAACTTGGCAGAGTCTTCCGACTTCCAATTCATATATTATTTATTTTGTTCTTGCACTGCTGGGGCAGATGTATCGCGCCCAAACAAATTGGGGCTAATCATCTTTGATGCTTGAGATTTCAAGTCACCATACATCCCTTGAGCGGCATTCAGATAATTCTTCAAAGACTCATCTGGCGATCCACTCATTCCCTGCTTATCAAGCTGAGAGTAAGTAGCGGCTTCAGTTGGAGACATAGGCTTTGCTTCGCCAGCACCAATTTTCATTTGGTTCTCGCGGTATGTCTTCATTGCATCAGTTTGTCCACCCATAGTTTTTTAATTTATATTCTGTTTTATTATTTATGCAAATGTTTTATCCAGCCGTTGTAGGTTTAGGAGGATTAGCAACATCATTAACCATTCCAAACTGAGTTGGAATTTCCTCTGCTGCTTTTCCTGCTTCGCGTGATTGACCAAGGCTAACACGGCCACTTCGCTGCCCACCCATTGCTGGCGGCGCGGCTGCTGGTTGCAATGAAGGATGAATCGGGGTTCCTTGACCAGCGGTAAGATGCATGAATGCCTTTTCAGCAGATGCGCGGAACTCAGATAGTTGCTCCATGCTTGCCCCCTTAGCTTCCGCTTGCATGACGTGTCCCATGAAATGCTCAATAGCCTTACTTAGCGGCTGAACCATCTCAGGAGGCAATGAACCAGCAGGAGCGTTTTCAATAAGCGGCATTAGCTTCTGAGACATCACGCCCAAGTGAACCATGTCATTGTCGCGTGGCGATACAGGAACCTCTTGACCAGCGATGATAGATTGAAGCTCGATAATCTGCTGACGAGTTGCCTCGATTGCCAGAGATTCAACTTGTTCTTTAGGTAGAATTACCGAATTTGCAATGCTCTCGCCAAGCTTGCGGCTCCAGTCTAACTTCAGTAATTCATCTTGATTGACATTAGGATTGCCCGTGTAACGCTGGATCATCATATCAAGAATCTGATCGTTCTGAGCTTGAGTATCAGGCAGAAGTTCTTCAGCAGGACTATAAGCCATAAGAAGAATATCAGAAGGAGGAAGATTACGCTCAAGCATGTTTAGAACGCAAGAAATCGCATCCTCATCCAAATGTTCTGGGACTTGGAACGGAACCATGAAAGAAGGAAGCTCCATCACGCTACGATCAAATGCGTCAACAACATCAGCCCTAGCCCAAACCGCGTTAGGAACCATTTGGCGAGCAATATCAAGTTTCGTCTTCAGCTCAGATGCCGCTTTAATATGCTCTGGATGGCAGATGCCCCGCTGCATACGCTCAACAGCATTGCTATATTGTTTCGTGAACCGCATCAAAATTCCTTCACGGATTTGATTCTCGATAGCGGCAACACGATTAATTTCAGATGCAGTAACCTTCTGGTCGCGCATTCCCAATGCAGAGCTAGGAAGGAATGTGCCAATCTGAATTTCAGCAAGTCCAGAAATGAAACGATCCAACGTCAAGAAGTCATCGACATTCGCTGGCATATTCTGCGGAATGACTTCATATCCTTCCGCGATATAGGCGACAGGGTGATGGACAGTAAGTGGCGTTGCTCCAGCCTTTGCATTTGGCCCTTTCTTGAGAAGAAGCATTCCAGACAAGTAGGAATTATCAACAACAAGGTTACGGGCCTTCTCAATAGCAATATGGGTGTTGTAAAGATCGCGCCCAGCACCGCGAGACGACATCAACGCACCACTTCCAATCTCAACACTAAACAATGCCAAGCATTCGCTCATCCGACTATATCGGTCAAGCTGAGTGCAAATCTCATCTCCGCTCTTATCATCAAACAAGAATCGGCTTATTTTGCCGTTAGGTTCACGGACAAGAAGCTCGCCAAGCTCTACATATTTTGCGTCATTCTCGTAGCTTGCTCCGTAACTTCCTTCACGAATCCAATCCTCATAGCGGCGAGCATCATCATCAGAATCAAGGGTGCGTCCAGCAGGGATCGCATTGTTAATTGCCCTGATAAGATTCTTAATGTGCCATCCCGCCATCGCTGACATTTGGGGATCTTCCAATACTGGCAAAAGCTCTGCGATCTGATAGCGGCGTTTGCGTCCCCAAATAGGAGTTGAGTCTGTTTCCTGCGGTGTTTCAATAGAGAAAAATGTGTAATCTTGACGAAGAAAATCTGGCTTCCAGTCACGAAGATCGTCCCAGCAAAGTCCACAGAAACCGAATGTAGTATTTTCGTGGACTACCTGAGAAATGATGTCATCACTCCCCTTCCAACCACGGATGCATTTTGTAATCTCTTCGCGGAAAATTTTAGTTTTATTTTCTGTATCTACACCCTCGATTGGATACTTGGTATAAGTAAGAGTTGGAGCCTGCTCGATTACCTGTTTGAATGGAGGCTGAATGCGGCTAACCATCGTGGATAGAAATCCAGTTGGGCGATTGCTGCGCCAGTTCTGTCCCATGCTCTCCAATTTTTTTGCGCTATATGGAGGCTCGTTGTTAAGTTTCTTTTGAATCAGTTGATTCTTGCGATTCCGCTCAACATTCTGCTGTTTCAAGCGACGATATGCAGAATGCGCTTGCGCCGTGTCCTTAAATGTGCGCCTTACCTTGAGTGTCTTTGGATCAACAGTATCTCCATTGCTAGTTGGAGAACGATCCTCCATCTCAATGTTAAGCGTCCTCGGCTTCGTCTGGTTATCAGTAATACGAGGAGCCTTGTTAGCGTATATGTCGGTAACAAAAGCGGGTAGCGGTTTTAAAACATCTGCCATAATTATTTATTATTGTTCAACCAGCAAGTGTTTGGCAAATCATTTGATTCAGCCAATTTTTCTTTGTCAAAGAAAACCGCAGTTCGGTTATCATGCCTTAATAGTTTGCATCCACCTAAAACTGCTGAAGATTTTGTGTCTCTTGCATTACGAATACTTGCACATATACGATCTGTTGCTGCAATGCAAGAAGAACATCCGCCCCTCCAATTAACATTATTAGGGCAATCTCTGCATATTTTAGCCCGTTCTTCTGCAACATCATCACTAATGAGTTGATTGCGCTCAGTAGAGTAAAGAATATTTCTAGCCCAAGTAGAAATATCATTCATCAACTCTGTTCTAGCTGTAGGACTCGTTACACTCGTTACAACAACCATGTCAACGCCATGGCAAAAGTTAGGCCAATTACCACAAATATAGTTAGTTACATCTCCTTCAACATCTCCAACTGGAATGTAGTTCTCTGCGCGATAATTTGTTACATTTTCAAGTAGATTTTTATAACCACTGCCAGTAATCTTGACATCGCTTTCCATGTAGTGATGTCCGCCCGGAGGTATAATTCCAATAATTGGCTTAGGCATAGTTATTCAGAAAAATCAACATATTCCATTTTTTCGATTCCTTGCAAGGCTTTTGTTCGTTGTGGCAATTCTGGTTTTGCATCATTCATAGTCGCAATTGCGCCTCCCCGTTGTCTCAAGAGAAACACTAATAATGATAGAGAATCCAATGCATCTGGGGAATGTTGTCTTGTGCGCTTGCAGTAGTCGCCCTTGCTTTCCACGCGAACCAAACCTTGGCCCTTCTGCTTGTAGCGACGAGAGGTTGCCTGTCTTACAAGTTCCTCGCTGCGGAATCCGGGTGATATTTTCAAATACTCAAACTCAAGATATTTCGCTAATCCGAAAATCAACTCTGTGACAACACCAGAATAAAGTTGTGATGCTGGCAACGAATCATCACCAAGAATGTGAGTTTCAGTAGCAGCAGTTGAGTAATTCACTCCAAGCACATCTCCCCACACAGTCTTTAAGGAATCATGGATTCCAGCTCCGTTTCCTGTTCGGTCAACACATACCCAATTCGGAGCTATACGCATTTGTTTGCAGAATCTGATAATATTTGTGGACTGCTCTAGTGTTGCGGCCTTAGGGAAAGGAATCTGTGAGTCAAGTTGTAAGACAACCTTGGGATTCTTGTATTCTACGAATCTTCCGCTCATTGGTGTATAGCCGTCAGAAAGCCCAAATCTGCCGTAGGAGCAAATTACTTGGTCATTGCCCTCCAAAGCCAAATCAAACGCACAGAGTGGCACTACAGGCCCAATAAAGCGGGTAATTCCCATAGCATTGTCCATCATGCTTGGCGTAATGATTGCCATGGACACACCTTCTTGTGGGAACCAGCCCCTAGCCATGGTGTAGTATTCTGCCGTCTTCCCTTTAGATTCATACGCCTGAAAGCCCTCATAAGTCTGAAGACCGGGGAATACGATTTTCTTCTCAGTTACATTCTCGCATTTAGACGCATCTAGTCTTAGAACATGCCATGCATCACGGCTCTTCCATTCAAGATCATCTTCGCAGTCAATAGATCCCCATCCTGCTACTGGCTCGCATCGCTTACCAAATTCACTTGTCCGATCTTTTGGGTTAGATGCTCCAAAGATTTTAATTCGGCCTTTTGCGCCCTCTGTATCGGCGGCAGACAAAATGTTCTGTAAGCCTTCCCAGACACCAGCGGGAACTTCCTCGGCTTCGTCCAGAACAACATGGGTTCTCGACATCCTGCCCCATTTAGGGTGGGATTTCCCACTTCTTGGGCTAGGGTGAAATCCACGGAGCGTTCCAGTTCCACTATCTCCCCTCGGAACCGCGACTAGGTGAATGCCATTCTTAGAATCATTATTTGCTTGAATGGACTTCACAAGTGTCTCACTACCTTCAAACTCTGGTCTAACCAATGCAGTAGTATAGAACTTCTTAATCGCTGCAAATACATTTCGCTGTGCGTGTTCTGCGGTAAGAGATACAACTTTAATGCAAGTATAATGTGGATCTCGCATCCAATCCAGCAAGAACCAAGCTGCCGCACCGAATGTTTTACCCATCGCGCCTGCACCCTGAATCAACAACTTGTCTTGCTCAAACAAACATCGCCATGTGTTTTGACTAGACATCGGCCTCCAGTCATACACATTCGGCCCCCAAAGAATTGTTGCCGCTGCCTCAAACTGGTCTGCGTCCAGCAAAGTCTGGACATAGTTTTGCACTATTTCCTTCGCTTTTGGTATATCTAATTCGACTTTTCCTTTCACAGATGCCGCATTTAGAATGATATGCTTCGCAGCATATACAATCCCAACATCTTCGTCTCTGTCAGCCTCTTCCCTTATCTCTTCGGCTAACTTGATAATTCGACTGACGCTTCCTCCTATCACACTAGTTCTGGAAGGTTTCGCTCTTGCTTAAATCGGCGCAGGACTTCTCCAACCCTTTCCAAAGTGTCATCGCATCCATTAGCTTTCCTCTTTTTAATTGTGCCATCTTCATTATAGACATCAACATAAAATTCTTTAAACTCGCCAGCATCATATCGCAACTTACTGCGAATCTCGTTTTCCAAGTCGCTAATGACAATTAACGCATCAACACCAGACAACGCATATTTATGGTCATCTTGTTCTTCTGGTAAATTAAATTCAAGTATAGCTTTCATTGTTCTAATACATTGTAATACGCTTTACCAAAACATCCAGACTCTGCAAGTGTAATTACTTGTCCAAGCCCACCAGTCCATTTATCTAACTTCTCTTTAGTCAACTCAATTGGATGCCCGTCATGTGGTGGAATGTCTACCCATTCAAATATTCGCAATGTCTTTGCCGCACTTAGTGCGTTCTTGATAATTAACTCTGGATCGTCTGTATGCTGTAAGCAATTGTATATCCACGCCTCGTCATATCCTTTTGCGAAATGTTTGATAATCAAATCTTCTCCTCGCATTACGATTGGTTTAATTCCTTTTGCGGCATACCGATCATAAGTCCAATCTGGATACTTTAGTGGATCAACTACAGTTCCGCGTTGTCCAAGGTTAATCGTCTTGAGCAATATTGATGTTGGTCCACCGCCTATGTCTATGATTGATTTACCCTCTACATCGAACGAGTAACCAATTTGCTTCAGTCCCATGTATCTCGCATAGACATAGTGCTTCTGATCCTCGTCGAAGGTATTGCAACAATTACCCCAATATGCAGATTCAAATGTATAGTCACTCATATTTATTAAATAATTTAATCCAGTTTTCTATTCTATTACTCCAATCAAATGTCTCAATCGCGTATTCTTGTATTTTTGAACAAGTGGAGCGATACAATTGGTTATCTTGTTGGTATCGCTGAATTGCCTCTCTTGTTTCCCTGATAAAATCATTCGGCTCAATTGAGACTACAACTCCCCCACTATTGAGTGCATCTTCTGCGTAATACCCAACTGGAGTTCCTATTGTTAATCTTCCCGCTGCGGCTGCTTCCATCATTGGCAAGCCTCCAGCTTCTTCTGTTGAAGACATCACAACGCAGTCAACGATGCTATAGTATGATGGCATACATAAATGATTCATTTCTGGGAATGATCTCAAATCCACATTCATTCTTGTTACCGCATCTTCAACCAACTTGCCTCGCTTGATTTCTTCTCCAAAGAAGTTCTTGGTTTCTTTCATTCCCGCGTATCCTACTACAAGCAGTCTGTCAGATATGTTGCGCTTAAATACGTCTGCATGGATTCCAAGTTTTACAATGTCTGGAATTCGGCTAACTCCAAACTCAATGGACTTATTCTTTAGGACATCCGATATTACGCCATATCCTTTAAGCTGCGAGTAAAAGTCAACGCCATAATCTCTTCTTGCCAGCAAGACGTCCCATTGACCATGTGCAATGCTTACAATTTTGTTTAGCGCAATGCCTCGATGATGCAACGGGATTACAGCTTCTGGCGTTGTCACGAATACATCGTATGTTCTATTTAGGAAATCAAACTCATGCTGCGAGTATGGAATAGTCCAATCAAGCAGATTGGCGTATATCCCATGTTTATACAATTCCTTGCATAGCCCATGATGGATAGAACCAAATGCCCATCTATTCTGAGTGTAGAATAATACTTTCTTCATTTTAGAAAATAGAATCCAATGGAGTTAATGTTGGCGAACTATTGTGTGCATTGTCGTCTTGAAAGAACATAGGTTTTTTGCAGGCGTAAATATTGAAATCCTTCATTGTTGCCGCTGTAATTATATCTGGAGCTGTTCTTTTGTTTGTCAAGTATTCCAAGTAATTGAACATACACTGCTTGTATTTTGTTGTAATAAACACAACAGCATGAAGTGAAAGCATATTTTCCACCTTATAGAAATCATTGCACTCTCCCGCCCTTGTTGGTTTGGTTAAATAAATTCCATCCAGTAATGACATTGATTCCCAGTTGTTAACAAGACCGAATACAGAAGTCCCCAACCAAATAGCATCGGCATCGTCTGGAACATCAATTTCATTTTTATAATGTTGCGTAATATTTGCATCGTCTTCAAAAATTGCTACAGGTTCATCGCATTCCAATGATTCCTTAATTGCATTTTTTGTGCTTTGCGTATTCCCATTGAATCCATTTGATATAACAGCTTCAATTTTTCTGTGGTTGTATCCAAGACTATCAAACAAAGAACTTATTCTTGATTCTCTATTTTTGTTTATCCCGCCAATCCAAAGTGATTGGATTTTCCGCAAATCAATTGTCATATAATGCTTGGATAAAACCTATTCATGGCATTAATCCCATTTCCGTCAGCATACCATCCCTTCCCTGTATAAACATCCATGACATCGTTGAAATACTTTTCATACATTGGAGCTACTTTTTCCAATGTGAAGTTCTCTCCAAACTTTCGGCAGTTCTCAGGCTTAATCTGGTCAATGTTTTTGATCGCATCCACAAAGTCTCCCATTGTCCGACAACGATAGCCAGTAATCCCATGCAAATTATTCTCTGCAAAGCTACCCCAGTCTGTCGTTATCGTCGGAGTCCCACAAAGCAAGTTTTCAATCTGGACTCCTCCAAATGGCTCAACATACTGGCTTGGAATAAAACTAGCCTTGGCATTAGCCATTAGCTTCTTCCTAGTTGGAACATCTGCGTAGCCTACATACTCCACATGGTTTGGCAATTTATAGCCTTCCTCTTTTTGTCCTGCAATCACTAGCTTTACTCCTGCGCGTTCCGTGGCTTGAATTGCAACATCAACGCCTTTGCCTGAATAAACCCTGCCAAGATACAAGAAATAATCTTCTTTCTTATCGTTAAATTCAAAATCTTCTTCATCGAAATAATTAGGAATTACAACATCATACCAATCTTGATTGCACTGACCAACATTCTTCAAGCCACAATAGGCGTGATAGATAGCGTAACTCTCCCATACCTTCCACCTTGCCCAGTGTCCTCCTGCATACCCTATTCCCGGCTCGACAACGATTAAGTCGTTATGAGCGTCACAAATCGGCCTAACTCCACTGCCCCAAAACGGAAGAATAAAATCATTCTTCTTTTTCCTTTTTCCAACTTCCCTAATCGCATTCTTGAAAAATGTCTGATATGCATGATCGTTCGTGTTGAACTTGAAAAAAGTCTTGCGCCAATCATGCGAGCCATAACTTTTTGCAAAATCATCATTCGTCAAAACCGTCACATGTTCTGTGCAAATCAAGTCGGAATCTTCATGCCCGTAGTGGATGACTTCATGCCCTCGCTCGGTCATCATCTTTCCAAACTTCACAACCTTCTGAGTGTAAGCGCATGCATTGAACTCTTTGCTTGTTACGGTGTGTGGAAGCGAAAGTGCGTGGAATATCATATTTATTTATTGTCTGAAATTCTAATCAACTCTATTCCGAAATCTTTTGCAAGCTCAATCGTCGTCTCGTCTTTCTCGTAAATATCCTGATAAACCACGGTCTTGATTCCGTGGCTGGCAATTGCTTTCAAACAATCATTGCATGGTAGCAATGTCACGGCAAGCAAAGCGCATTCGTTTGGCTTTACATACCTCAACGCATTTTGCTCTGCATGGATTACCAGCAACCTCCGCTTATCTCTGTCCTGCCAATCTTCACGCATTCCAGCGGGAAAGCCATTGAATCCCACACCTGCGACTGTGTTGTCATGGCGCAACAAACACGCCCCAACCTTTCGCCACGGGTCTTTGCTTTTCTTCGCTGCTACCTTGGCAATCTCCAGCGCATATTCTTTCCAGCTCATAGTTCAAATGCTCGCATCTCGCCGGGGATGTCGTCGGGGAATCTAATGCCTTCAACTTCTGCTTTGTTGATGCGTTCAATCTCCAGCGCATCCTGTATTTCCTCCCGCAAGTAAGCAAGTGCGGAATCATAGCTGTCAAAACAAGCTGTCTCTGTGCGGTGCAAATATCCATTTCGTTCTACCACATAAATAGGAGCGTTGCCATAACTCCAACGCGTTTCGATGAACCAATGGCAATCTCGATCTTTATGGTGATCTCCAGAGATTAGCTTGTGATATTCGTCCGCAAGCTTCGTGATTTTATTCGTCGTCGTTTTCATTCGTCTCGTTTTCTAGCTGGTTAAATGCGAAATCCATTTCATGATGGAAATGTTCTTCGGTGAAGTCTCCCTGATTCAATTTGAAAAGACAAGCTGCCATCGTTCGCAGGATTCTGGAATAGGCAATCGTCGTTGCAAATGCGGCCTGTGTCGCTTCGCCATAGTTTGCAAACATCGGCGCGCCTTCATCGTTTATCTCGTCGCTTCCGTTGTTTCTAATCTGTGACAATATCCACATTGAAAACATGTCGAGCGAGTGGATGAAATCGTT